TGTTGTTTGTTTTGCATATCAGCTATTTTAAATCTAGCTTGTTGTTCCATTCTTGCTCTGGCCGTATCATCTCTTAGTCCAGCAATATCTTCTTGAGTTTCAATTCTTTCTCTATCAACATTAATTCTTTGTTGAGCTTCTTGAACTTTTCTTTGTTGCTCAGTTGCAAACTGTTGTTGTTCTATTGAAAGCTCTTGTCCTTTTAATGCTAGTTCTTGTTTTCTAATTGATACTAAAGGATCTTCATCTTGAGGTGCTGCAACTTTTTGATTGTATTCAATTAATAACTCAGCAAGTATTGGAGATGAGAATTGAGCCAACATATCTCCTGCTTGAATTGACAAAGCTTGAGCTTCTTCTGGTTGTGCTTGTTGAGCTTGTTGTTGCAAACCTTTGAACTGTTGCATCATTTCAGGAGGCATTTGTTGTTCAGCTAAGATGTCTGCTTTCATTTGTAAATGCTGCATTATATGAGAATGTATTAAAGCTTGTACTTGAGCATTCATTTGAACTGGTGGCGTATTTAACAAAGACATGTGAATTGAAATATGCGCATCATGATTTTGTTGTGGGAACGCTTGAGCTTGTTGACCTAATAACAATTGATTGTTTTCAAATCCAGCTTCTAAAGGAGTAGGATCTGTAGGTGGTGGTGGAGTTAATATTTGATCTATATTGTCTACACCTATGGCTGCATACATTCTTTTATAAGCCTCGTAAGTACCGCTAGGCCCATGAACTTGTGGGTTAGATTGAACTAACTGCATCATCTCTTGAGCCATAGCAATTCTTTGTGCTTGGCTAAATATGTCTGGATTTGAGACTGGGAATATATCTACCTTGTCATCAAAGTCAGACAACATAATAGAAGATTCATTGTTGGCTATGGCGTAAGGATATTCTGGGGGCAAGTACTCTTGAAAAACCTTAGACAATATTCTAAATTCTTTCTTTTGAGAATTATGCAATCTTTTATGGATTGCAGATAATACCTTGGTAGATCTTTCAAGCAAAGCAAGCGTTGTTCCTACTGGAGCATTTGGATTGCCTTGTCCTGTATTAATCTCTGCAATAGATGCAAACTTTTGACCTGAATCTACTAAGATGTTTAGTAGGTTAAGTAATGTTGCACTAGGTTCTTTAAAAGGTAATGGTTGGATAGAATCTCGTAAAGATCCACCCGGAGCATCTACGTCTCTAAACTCGCCTGGTTGTATTGGCGTGTCTTCATCTCTAATCCTAATGCCTCTAGTTTTAAATCCTGCGGGCAAATTAGCTAAAGTACCTGCATCAATTAATTGTCTCATAATAGATGTTGATGCTTTAGATAACCCACCTATCATGTGTGTTAATCCAAAACCGTAGAATCCTAATCCTGGCAAGAATTTAAAATGCACAAAGTATTCTATTTTCTTTTTAAGAGTATCGTCTTCTTTGTAATTTCTTCTAATAGATAAGATTTCACTTGAATGCGTATCTAATGTAACTATGTAAGGAAGCTTGACTCCTGTTGGCTCTCCATCTTCATCCATATCCTCATAGCCTTCTAGCTCTAAGTTACAATGAACTTCGTATAGAAGAGATACTTCTCCGTCATCGTAGGTAGGTTCCATACCAGAAAGTTTATTTATTTCTTCTTTTACATCTGTAAAACTATTAGAGTTCTCTCCAGTTTCTAAATCTATCTTTCGATAAAATCCAGAAGCCTGTAATTTTCTTACATCATTCTCTGCCATTTTAATAACGTTAGTTATTCTTGTGCAGCTTTCTAAATCTGTTGTGTAGTAAGGAACAATTAAATCTTCAGGAGCAATAAATTTTGATACGGCTCTGCCTAAGTTTTCATCGTAATAAACTTTTTTAAATGCAGATCCAGCTAAAGGTAGGTAAAAAAGCATTTGATCTAACTCTTCATCAAACTCTTCCATTACATGAGTAATTTGGTAGTTCATAAAATCTTTTACTCTTTGGGCCTGCTCTTCTAACATAGAGCTATACGCTCCCATAACTTGAGTCTTAACTGGACCACCAGAAGGCAATAGTTCTTTATAAGCTTGAGCTTGGAAGGTTGTTACTGCTTCTCCTAGCAACGGATGAATAACACCTGAAGCTCCGGCAAAAGGTTCGGATCTCTCAGCATCAAACTTCATGCCTAAGTATTTAAGGCCGTCTGTATATGTGCTTTCCCAATCTTCTCTAGATCCTTTATCTTTTTCAATACCTGCTACTAGCTCATTAGATATTGTTCTTAAATCGCTAGGGTCAATTACTTCGGCAAGATTAGAGTCAAATCCTGTTTCCATTTCTTCTGAATCAGTTTGCCCTAATATAGCGCTGCCATCTTCTTGCATTTCAAAACCTTCAGACCCAGATTCTCTAAGAGCTTCTAAAGCAATACTCATGTCTTCTTGTCCAAGAGGCACTTGATTTTCTTGATTAAGAACTGTTGGATTTATATCTTTTTCTACTGCCATATTAGTAATATACCCTTTTTACTGGTGCTTTTTCTCTATCTGTATAATCATCATTCAAAGAAACTAAGCCACCTTCTCTAAACCTCATTAAGGCTTGAGTCATAGTATCACATAGGTCATCATTTTTTCCAAAAGGAAATGAAGCACATTCTTCAATCATCTCTTCAGCAAATTTCTTTTCAGGCGCCCACACTAATCCGGACTCAAAGATAGGTGCAACTGAATGCATCCTTGTTGACTTGTCATGCCCTCTTGTTGGTGAGTAATTAACTACAGGTATTCCCAGTCTTCTAAGCTCATGAGTTAACGGAGTTCCTGATGCTTTGGCTTCAATTAATGTCATGTCTGGTTCCCAGTATTGATATTCCTCGTAAGCTATTCTTTTTAACTCTGGAAAATCCCAACGACCTTTTTGCGCATCTAACAATATAATAGAGTCAGGCGCATCTTGCGTTGGTCTAAAAATACCCCAAGTAGAAATAGCAGAGTAATCCGCATTTTCTTTTTTACTGAAGGCTGTATCGTAACTTTGTATGATGTAACTAACTGACGGCAAAGAATCGTGATCCCAAGCTTTCCACCACTCTCTTTTAACAATAGACCCTTCTTCGGATGTCGGGGTTTGCATCCATTGAGCATTCCATTTTTGTACAGGCAAAGATGCTTTAACTTTTTGTAACTCATCTATTGACCAGAACTCGGGCCATAAAGCGTTGTTAGTTTCTGGAAAGATTGCTGGAAACTCTACTATATCCCATTGATCAGCGGCTGATTCTTTTTGTGCGTCTAGCAACTTAGCCGTTAGATCTATGGAACTCCAACGCGTCATAACAAGAATGATTGCGCCCCCAGGCTGCAAACGCTGTCTAGGTCCAGAGGTGTACCATTCCCAACATGCTTCCATAGCTGTAGGACTAAGCGCGTCTTGTTCCGAGTGAGGGTCATCAATAATTAATAGATCCGCACCACGACCTGTAATAGCTCCTCCCACACCCGCAGCAAAGTATTCTCCGCCTTTGTCAGTCTCCCAACGACCAGCTGATTTACTGTCTGCTTTCAACTGCACTTCTGTAAAGATTCTTCGATACTCATCTGTATCCATCATGTTTCTAACTTTACGACCAAACCTTACGGCTAACTCACCTGTATGAGTTGTCTGCATAATTTTTCTTTTAGGCTGCTTGCCCATAATCCAGGCTGGAAAATAAGTAGAACAAAACTCGGACTTGGTATGACGAGGAGGCATGTTAATAATTAATCTTTTAATTTTGCCACTAGCTACATCTTCTAGTTTTTGTGCAAAGATTTGATGGTGACGCCCACAAATAAACTCTGGCCACATGTAATTAACAAAGTCTAAAAAAGTGTCCTCACATCCTTGTCGTTTTTTAAGAAGCTCTAAACGCTCTTTTAAAACTAAGGTTTCTTTAATCTCCTGATCCGAGAGATGAGCTAGGTTCAAAAGTTTTTACCAAATTTTAAATTAAACTCTGGGCTTCTTTGTGAGTTAAGTCCTAGTCCAGCATCAACAAAATATCCAGTATTTGGATTGTTATACATATAATCTAGTTGTCCTTTAGCATTTAATAAGCTATCAACTACAACTCTTGCTTGAATGGTTTGAGCGTTACCAACAGACATACTAGGTAAGTTATAACTTACAGATCCTGTTGCGTCTCTTCCGGCTGTTTTTCCTGCTTTTATTGAAAATGGCCCTATGTCTTGTTTGTATCTAATGCTATCTTGCGTATCTCCTAGCTCATTTATTGCAGACTGCAAATCTATATTTCCATACTTACCTCTATTTGAATACCTAAGATTTAAATCTCCTGTAAAGTCTCCATCATCTGATTTGTATGAATCTAAAGTTACGTTGGTGTTTGGAGCTACATTAATTCTTTTATCAAAGCTTGTTCCGTAATTACTTCTGCTTACATCAACAGGTAGATTTAAATCATCTAACAAACTATTAATAGAATTAGCTGAAAATTTTCTTGCTCTGTTTTCAATATTAGCTCCAGGATCATTTGATTTATAAATATCCATTAAGTCATCTTGGTATTTAAAATCAAATTGATTAGAAAGATATTTTTCTATAGAGTCTTGATAATTAGAAAAACTATTTTCTATAGAGTCTTTAAACTTGTTAAGCGGGGCCTTGTAGTCAAATTCTCCGAACTCGTTTGCAATTGCTGTTCCATACAAGTCTTTTAAAATATCATCTATTTCTTCGCCTGCATCTAATCTTCTTTCAGTTTGTTCCAACTTACTTTCATCTACAGGACCACCTGCATCGTAATTTTTAGGATTATACATTTTT